TATATAGTAAAATATTATAATTAATTACAAATGATCTTAAATTAAGTATATAGTAAAATATTATAATTAATTACAAATGATCTTAAATTAAGTATATAGTAAAATATTATAATTAATTACAAATGATCTTAAATTAAGTATATAGTAAAATATTATAATTAATTACAAATGATCTTAAATTAAGTATATAGTAAAATATTATAATTAATTACAAATGATCTTAAATTAAGTATATAGTAAAATATTATAATTAATTACAAATGATCTTAAATTAAGTATATAGTAAAATATTATAATTAATTACAAATGATCTTAAATTAAGTATATAGTAAAATATTATAATTAATTACAAATGATTGTGGTTTAAATAAAAATCTAGCAATCATTTAAATATAAAAACATTTCTTTATATCATTTATTTTCTTAATTTATTATTAAACTTATATATTAAAATAATATATGGCTAAAGTATTTAATAAAGAAGATTGTTTAAAATGGTTTAATAATCCTAACATTAATCCTAAAACTGGACATAAAATTATTGTTAATGCCAAAACTGGTATTTTTAAGAATTTGCAAAAACAATGTAATAAATATAAAATAAAACCCGCTAAAGCAAAATCCATTTCCCCTGTTGAAAATAGCATTTCAGATGATAAAACACAATTAAAAAAAGCAAAACATACTGATATTAATTATCTTAAAGAATTTGCAGTTCATACAGAAAAAACAATAGAAGTTGTTGAAAATCTAGATGAATCAATGTTAAATGCATGTCCTAATTCTAAACAAGTATTTAATAAAGCATATTTTCAATATTTTGTTGGACAATATATATCAAAAAGAACACCTTATAATAATCTTTTATTATTTTATACTGTTGGAACTGGAAAAACTTGTGCTGCAGTCTCAATTGCAGAATCAATCTTAATTGGACATAATAATTTTGAAGAACCACCCATTATTGTTATTTTACCTAGAACTTTAATGCAAAATTTTAAAGATACCATCTATGATCTTCATAAACAAAATGTTAATCAATGTTCCGAAAATACTTATAAGTTTATTGATATATCATCAACCACACAATTAAATCAATTAATCACAAAACGTTATAATATTATGACATATTCTGGATTTGTTAATTATTGCGAAATAAATACTATTGAAAATAAAACTATTATTATTGATGAAGCACATAATTTACGAAATCCTGACGAAATTGATGATGAAAAAGATAATAAACAATCTAAAAAAATATACGAAACAGTTGAAAATGCTATAACAAATGGTAAAAATAATAGATTAATTTTAATGTCTGGAACTCCTATGTTTAATGAATCTAGTGAAATTAAAGATTTACTTAATTTATTTTTAATTAATGATGGCAAAACTAAAATTACTAAAATGACTGATGATCTATTAGCTAAATTATCTAATAAATATATATCATATATTAATAACAAAAATCCTTTTGTTTATCCAATGCGTATATCACACGAAGATGCTGTTATGCGTGATAATACACCAGATGGAATTATAAATGTAACATTAAATAAAAGCCAAGAAAAATATGGAAATGAAGCAAAGATTATTAATAGTATTAAATATATGAATATAACATACAAACCTATTGAATGTTTTTCACAAAATAATAATAAATACAAACCTATTGGTAATATTAAAGTTTTAAATGAAAAAAATATTTATACATATGCACCTAAAATATCTAAAATTATGGATTATGTAAAAAAAAGCACTGGTATTGTTATTATTTATTCAACTTTTATTGAATATGGTATTTTACAACTAGCATTAGCATTAGAATATTTGGGTTATTCACGTTTTGTTGAAAAATCTTCTAATGACTTTAATTTATTAGATGACCCCTCTGTTATTAAAAAATCTAAATTAAAATATGCTGTAATTGCAAGTGAAAATAATCAATTTATTAATAATGTAGGAAGTTCTAAGAATATTAGTAATATATTAAGTTTAATCAATAATAATACTAATATATATGGAGAACAATTAAAAGTTCTTTTAATTACTAAAAAAGCTAGTGAAGGTTTATCTATATTTAATGTTAGAGAAATTCATATTTTAGATCCTTGGTATCATTTTAATAGACACGAACAAATTATTGGAAGAGGCTTTCGTAGATGTAGTCATATTAAACTTCCACTCAATCTTAGAAATATTTCGGTTTTTGTATATCGTGGTATTTTTGAAAATAAATCTAAAATATCACCAGATGAACACGCATATAATATTGCCATTGAAAAATTTAAAAATACTAAACATTATATCTCTATTATTGAAAAAAATGCATTTGATAATCGTATTAATGAAAAATTAAATATATTTCCACAATCATTATTTAAAAATGTTAATCCTATTAAAATTACTACCTCACAAAATAACGAAAGAGACTTTTATTTAGGTCAAAATAATATAGAATATACTAAACCCATTGATAACGATGAACTAGATGATGGTAATGTTCGTGAAGAAACTATGTTTTTAAGTAATCGATATGTTAATATTATAAAAGAATTGATGAAAACTAAAGATTATGTTTCATATCAAGAATTATTAGTAAAATGTAATGATAAAAGATATTTAGATCTTGCTATTAATAATGTAATCTTTCCTAATAAAATTGCAAATTATTTATTAATATTTAATAATGATGGAATACAAAAAATAATTGATATTCCTAATAAAGAAATTGTTGAAATTGCATTAAAAGATAATCAAAAAGTTAATACAAATAAATCTATTAATTATGATATCAGTATTTTTGAAAGTAAATATGAAAATTTTGAATTATTATATAGATTCTTAATGTATATTGATGATACTATATGGGATGATATAGCAATCGATATAATTCAAAATAAAACTAAATATACTAAATTATATAATATACTTGTTGATCATTCAATCATTATTGATAATAATTATTTTGATTTATTTAATTCTAATAATCCACCACCATTAAAAGATATACATCAAAATATTAAAACTATTGGAAAATATACTGAACAAAATGTTAAATCAACAGATCTATATGGTAATATTGGTTTAATTGTTAAATCAAAAGGTGATTTAACAAAAAAATTAATATTCAAAATAGTTTCTGGTAAAAATAGAGGAACAAATTGTATGACAGAACCTACTACTAAACTTAATAAAATATTAAATCAAGATCCAAGTTCCACTAAATTAAATAAATGTATTAAAATTGCTGAAAAATTTTATAATGAAGGAAATTTATTAATTATCCCTTATATAAAAATGAAAAAATAATCTTTAATATTAAATTATGACTAATATATTCAAAAAATATAAAATTAATACATTAATCAATGTATCTTTATTACAATTATCCAATGATACTATTGATAATGCTGTTCTAGAAAAAATAAAAGAAAAATATGAAAATAAAATATCAAAATATGGTTATATTAAAGAAATTAATATTATAAAAAGATCTCCAGGAATTGCTATGAAAGAACATTTTAATAGTTCTTTTCAATTTAAAGCTATTTGTTGCGCTTTAATTTGCAATCCATCTATAGATACAGTATTAAAAGCAACTATTACATCAAGTAATAATGCAGGTTTTAAAGCTGAAGTTAAAGATAATGATAAGGTTATTATTGATATTATTATACCTAAATTAACCGCAGGACTAAATCATGAATATGATATTCAAGAACTTAATATTAATGATAATATTTATGTTAAAATATGTAGAAAAAGATATCATTATAATGATACTAAAATTGTTGTTATTGGAATGGTTGTTAATGATCCAAATATTATTCAAGATGATGATCCTGAAGAATTAGTTGATATGATTGTTAGTAATACTGCTATAACTGATGAAATTATAGAAGTTATTAGTCCTGATGATTTAGATGAAGTAGATGACGATGAATTAGATAATGAAATTATAGATGATGGAACTATGATTGATTTAATAGAAAATAAAGAATCCACCATTATTGATTTAAATGAAGTAGAACCTGATGATGATGATGATTTAGATATTGATGATGATGAAGAATATGATAATGATTATGATGATGATTAATAATATAAAAATGATAATTATATAGAAAATAAACTTAATAATATATATACAAATGGATACAAAAACTAAAATCCAAATTATTAAAACAGAAATAGATAAATGTTCAATATTTGAATATCAAGAAATATATAATATAATTAAAAAAAATAATGCAAACTTTTCAAAAAATATTAATGGTATTTTTGTTGATTTACAACGTTTAGAACCCAGTATTATTGATTTGATATATAATTATATTATATATTGTGGAAAATTAACACAAAATATTAATGAATATGAAAATATTAAAAATAATATTATTAAAAATAATCTTCATAATATTGATGATCATGAAGAAATTAAAATTGATAATATAGAACAAATTATTGAACAAGTTGAATCTGAAGAAGATACATCTGTTCTACCAATTATCAAAAATAAAGTTAGTTCAACAATGAAATTTTATATATTAAAGAAAAAACTAACTATTAAAAATACTATTTTTAATAACCAAATTGATAATAATTTAGATTATGATACACCATATAAGACTTAATTAATATAATTAATATAATTATGGAATTACTTAAACAAAATATTGATAATGTATCTTTTAGTACTAGACTTTTTTCAGATACTAAATGGATAATTACATTTCAAGATATACAATGTGATACTCCAAATAGTTCAAATAGTGATGATGATTTTATAATTAATGTTAATAATTTTATTTCAAAAGAACCAATTAAATATCAATTTAATAAACAATCTAAAAATATATCAGATTTTGAATATCATCAAAATATTCAAGATATACAAGATATACAAGATATTCAAGAACAAGAACATCTTAAAGAATCTAAAGATCTTAAAGAATCTAAAGATCTTAAAGAATTTAAAGAATTTAAAGAATCTAAAGATCAAGAACATCTTAAAGAATCTAAAGAACAAGAACATCTTAAAGATCTTAAAGAATCTAAAGATCAAGAACATCTTAAAGATCTTAAAGAATCTAAAGAACAAGAAAATCTTAAAGATCTTAAAGAATCTAAAGATCTTAAAGAATCTAAAGATCTTAAAGAATTTAAAGATCTTAAAGAATCTAAAGAACAAGAACATCCTAAAGATCTTAAAGAATCTAAAGATCTTAAAGAATCTAAAGATCTTAAAGAATTTAAAGATCTTAAAGAATCTAAAGAACAAGAAAATCTTAAAGATCTTAAAGAATCTAAAGAACAAGAAGATCTTAAAGAATCTAAAGAACAAGAAGATGTTAAAGAAAATAAACAAGTAATCAAAATAAATAAAATTGAAAATAAAAATATATCACCTTTAGAGTTTTTTAAACAATCATTAGATTTATATGAAGATAATGATACTATTAAAAATAAATTATTTATTTTTATTGCTACACAAAAAATAACTAATAAATATACAAAACGTGGTGTATCATTAATAATGGATGGTATAACACAAGATAAATGGAATATATATATATGCAAATTATTTTCTTTTTTACTGGATATTTCATTTGAATATCGAAAACAAAATATATGTGAAACTCAAAATAGTAAATTTATTATTAAAAAATGATTTAAGATTATAAGATGACTTATATAATAAATGTATATTATTTTAATTGAAAATGAGAATCTTAATTACTTTAATAATGTTCATTCATTTCTTATCAATAATAATTTTACATTATCAACGTCAAATAGTTTTTTAGAAATTGTTGTAAATGATAGTATTTATAAAATAACAGATGAATTACAAATTAAAAATTATAGAAAAACTAATATTATTCCTCATAATGATTTTATAACAAAATATAATATAATAACACAAAACGAAGAAGTAAATGATCAATATGATTATAATGCTACAATAAAAGAAGAAACAATTGAATATTTAACAATAGATGATGATAATGATGATATTAAAGATATAATAAAACAATTTAGAATGAAAAAAGAATTAATTTATAAGAAAAAAACTAATCAAAAATTGTATTATAAGTGTGAAGTTATTACGGAAGGAATTCAATTTAATGAAAACTTTAAAAATATAACTTTTAATACAAAGAATCCTAAATATGTATATTCTATTATTTCAAATGAAAAATTAGATCAAGATTATTATATACGTGAATTGCATTTTATACTGGATAATAATATAATTCCTTTGAAAAAAGAGGAACAACAAGATACCCTAAATAAATATAAAAAATTAACAGAATCTATTTTTACCCAAAATGTTATAAAAAAAGATTTACAAAATAATGTTGTTATGATTGCACCTAAACCAGCAACTTTAGAAAAACATAATTTAGCTTCTATAGAAGAATATGGTGTAACTTCTATTTTTGAAAATTATGCAGTAACAGAAAAAGCAGATGGAGAACGTTTTCTATTATATATTGATAATGAAAGTAAATGTTATTTAATAGAAACATCAAGTAAACAAGTTCGTGGCTGCAATATTACAACAACAGCTAAAAATTGTCTTTTAGATGGTGAATTGGTATTATGTCAAAATCGATTAAAAAATAATACGAAAGATCTTTTTGCAATCTTTGATATATATTATTATGAAAATAAAGAGGTATATATTCATCCATTATTGGATGATAATAAAACTATTTCAAGATATGATTATATGAAAAAAATCTTAGAATCTATAAAACATAAACATAGTCACGATATTACTATAAAACAACAATTAACATCTGATAATATTTTAAATAATTGTAATGAAATATTATCAAATACTGATACATATGATTATCATATTGATGGATTGATTTTTACACCTATAAAGATACCCGTATTTGCATCTTATGCTAATAAATCAGTTCAATTAAATAACATAAATAATTTAAGTTGGAATAAAGTTTTAAAATGGAAACCACCTGATCAAAATACGATTGATTTTATAGTAATTGAAAAAGGTATAAGTAAATTATCATCAGATGGTAAAACTTATAAAGAATATTCATTAAATGTAGTTCTTAATAATCTTGATATGGAACCTATATCTGTAAAACAAGGCTTAAATTATATATATAAAAATGTTAAAAGATCTACGGAAAATACATACACTTTAAAACAATTTGAAGTTGATGGATTACAATCTGTATATATAGAAACTGATATTAATAATCGGTGTTTTACAAAAGATAAACAAGAAATATTGAATCATTCAGTAGTTGAATTTGCATATGATAATATAACAGAATTATTAGCAAAACAAAAGAGATGGATACCTCTTCGTATAAGACATGATAAGAATAAAGTTTATAATTTTGGAGAAGGTGAAATTAATAAAACCGCAAATAGTCATTTTGTTGCTATGAATATTTGGCGTTCTATAACAAATGAAGTATCAACTGATATGATATGTGGAAAACAAGATATAAATATAAATATAAAAAAATATTTAACAGGTTTAGATGTTTATTATAAAAGATCTATATCATCTTTTAATTTAATTTCAAATAAAATGAATCAATTTCATAATCATATCATTAAAGCTGATTTATATAAAGTAGATGTAAAATCAAATAGTTCAAAACAAAAGTCTTTATTAGAATTAGCTTGTGGTCAAGCATCTGATCTAAATCGTTGGATTGATAATAACTTTACAAATGTATTAGGTATTGATTATACTTTAGATAATATTACAAATGCAAAAGCAGGTGCTTATAGTAGATTCCTTAATTCTAAAAATAAAACAAAATATTTTACAATGTTATTTGTAGCTGGTGATTGTTCAAAATCAATTAGAAATGGTAAAGCTTCTGAAGGAATTGATGATAATGAAAGCAAAGAATTATTAAAATATATTTTTAACAATAAAGGTTCATCTGATTTTAATTTCATTAAGTTTTTTCCAAAAACATTTGATGTTGTATCTTGTATGTTTTCTGTTCATTATTTCTTTGAAAATGAAGATATGTTAGATGGATTTATTCGCAATGTTGCTGAAAATATTGCTGAAAATGGTAAATTTATATTAACCTTTATGGATAATATAAATGTAAAAAAAATATTAAAAACAAATGATAAAGCAGTAGGTAAAGATACACAAACTGGAGCTGTTGTATGGGCTATTAAAAGAAATTATAATATTCATCAATCATCTCCTTATAATCAAAAAATTGATGTGTTTATTGAAAATACTGGAAGACTTATTTCTGAAAATCTCGTTGATCTTAATATATTAATTTCTAAACTCTCTAAATATAAAATTATATTATCTGAAACTGAAACCTTTGAAGAAACTTTTAATAAAAAAAGAACATCCTTAACAACTGATAATCTTAATTATCAACAAAAAGGACAAAAATCAATATTAGATAATCTTGATACTGATAATAATTTAAAAACATTTAGTTTCTTAAATAGATGGTGTATTTTTAAAAAAACAATTTAAATTAATAAATTATTTAAAATAGTAAAACATAATGATGATCTTGTTGATAAATCATAACCTGAATTTGTAGCAAAAAAATTAATTAATGCTATTATATTTTTTATAGGATTACTATAACATAAATAACAAAATACTTCTTTATCACTTATCGTATCTTCAACATATATTGTTACCTGTTGTCTTCTTAATTGTGCTAAATGATATTGTAAAATAGGTGGTAATTTATTATCAATATCTTTAGACATTTTAAATCGATTGTAATTTTTATAATATACAGTGGTTGTTATATATAAATTATATAATATATCTCTCATTGTTATCATCGTTGTATGTATTAAATATGTAGGATCTAATTTTTCACCATTATTATCTAATGGATAATCAATTACTTTATTATATGTTTTTATATAATCTGATATATGAAAATCTTCCATATTCTTTTGATAAACCCATATCATATTACGCCATACATTTGGATAACCAAAATCCGTTTCTTCTTGAAAAATAATATTATTTGAAGTTACTTTATATCTTTTATTATTCTCTTTAAATAATAATCCATAAATATTATTCAATTTTAAACCATCTTTTAAATTTACTTTCTTTGGTATTAATATACCATTACCTAAACTTACATCTAAATCTTTATCACTATATTTTTCTTTTGTATTTAACAATATTAATTTTTTATAATTCTCTCCAAATTCATTTGTATAATCTACATATTTTTTATTCTCATAATGTATTATACCAAATGTATATACATTGTTTTTATCTAAACTTAATAAAAAATCATTTCTACTTATTGGTAATGCTTCATTAAGCATTTCACCATAATTCTTTGTTGGATGATTAAATTTTGAATAATCAATGTTTGTACAAGTACTTGTATTCAATATCCAACGATCATTATAATAATATACATAAACTAATGTTGAATCATAAGCAATACTACATTCTATATCATCTTTATCAATTACATCTTCATATTTCAATGTTTCCGGAATGTTATATGCTTTTGATAATATTACATTCGGTGATGAAAAATCTAAAATTACACTACGACATTCATTATATAAATCAATGAATAAATCAACATCCTTTCTTTTATAAGTATTATGCAACAATATTAAATTATTACTATTGTAAAATTTCTTTGTTTGAATTGAAGGCCAATAATGATTTTCACGTAAAACTTGTAATAATGTATTATTCCACGATATATCTTCTCTTTTAATTTCTTTTGTTCTTTTAATTATATTATTTAGAGACATTATTGTCTTGATAAATGGAATATATCTTTATATGATATTACGATAAATTAGGATGATATTTATGAAAAAACTCAGTGCTTATTTCTTCTGAACCTTTTTTTATATCTTTTGAACCTGATAACACTTTTTCTCTTTGTTTTAACATTTTACTAAATGATTCTTCATCAAAATCTAAATCTTTATCTGTTATCATTTTATATAAATGTTCATAACGTGATTTAAAATATACGTATTCATTCTTCTTAATTTTATCAGTCCTTGATCTTATTTCTTTTACTGTTTCTATTAATTCATCATTGCTTAATCCATCTGACATTTTATTTTATAATAGAATAATAAAAATGACTTCTGCACTACAATTTAGTTTTTTAGATTGTAATAAGAACTCTTTAAATAATATTAAACTTAAAGCACCTGATCCTGGTTTAGGATTATATGCCGCTAATATTGCTGAAGATTGGGCACCACCACACATTGAACCCACATCATCTAAATATATGTCACAATTTTATGCTAAAACACATAATCCTTCTTATACCAGATTAGGTAATAATACAGAAGAACTATCTAAATGTTAAAGTAAATTGAATCTTTATTTTTTTCTATTATATTACATATGAAATTATATGTTTCATCTACTTGTGATATAGTAATCGCACCTGTTATTAATATACTACCACTTTCAAAAACTGCAATTGTTATTTTCTTAACACCATCTTTAACATTTGATTTTGATTTAACATTCCTTATATCATAATGAACTGATGCATCTCTAAAATTGTTTTTATCATTCCACCAATATTCTATTTTCACACCCGGATATGTTGATGGATCAAATCTTGCAATCATATTATAATCATTCATTAATATTGTATGTAAAGTTCTACGTTTAATTGAAAAATTAGATGTATGTTCAATATCTTTAAATATCTTAAAATCAGTATTTATCATTAAAATCTGAATATTACCATATTCTAAATTATCGATCGTTTCAAATATATTTATCTTATTTGTTTTTATTTCATTTACTAATTCTTTTAAAGGTATATCAATATCTTCTATAGTTCTACTACCAGTTATATGCAAACTTCCATTTTGAAATACTTTAACATTCACATAATAATTTGCTCTAACTTTATATACAAAAGATATCTGATTATCAAATGTTCTTTTATGTTGAACAGTTCTTTTCTTTTTTGCATAATTTCCACGAACAATCTTATTTATACTATCTTTATTATCAAATCTAGATGTGTATACAAATGATTCACATAAATCATCACAATTAATCGTAATATTATTAAATAATTCTATCAAATTTATTTTAAAATCTTCTACATCTTTAATAAATAATTTTGCATTACTTGTTATTGTTGATATACGATATTTTGTAAAATATAAATCCATTATCTTTTTTATAAATTATAAGTTTATATCATTTTTTCTATAACATTTTTTATATTCTTTTTATTATTATTTATATATGATGTATTTAATATTTCAGCTACAGATGGCACATATGAATGAGGTGGAATATTTACTGCATAAAACTTATCCGTTTTTTTATGCACACATCTAAATTCTTTTATATCCATTGTTCCCATAAATATATCTAACAATTCATAACTTGGTGCTGGATTTATCGGTATCTCATAACCATATGATTTTGCCATCATATTTATCATATTATTTATATCCCATACACGATCACTACGTGTATTCTTTGAAAAATTATATGCTGATGCACATTCAAAAGAACAAAAATTACCATATAATGTATAATGATTTGTCAATGAATCATATTGTATTGGCATCCCACATACAAAATCATTTACATCATACCTACACCATAAACATAAACTCTTCTTTATTGGTTCTTGTTGTGTTATTTCTGAAAAATTCTCTAAATTACCATTATCATAACCCGTTGGTTCTATATCCGTTGCAATATCATCCCTTAAAAAACTATCAGTTAAAGGTAATTTTATAATTGTATTTTCATTTAATTCAGTATTACCTAATATTTCTTCTATATTCTTTTTTAAAGGTTCTTCTTTTTGTATTTTTTTTCGAGGCATTATGTTATGGTATAATAAAAATAATTGTTTATATCATTTTTTTAAACATATTTGTAAAGAAATTATATTTATCTGTTAAATCTTTCTTTATATCCAATACTTCATCTTCTTTTAATTTTTCTTTATTATTTTTATAAACATTCTTTATACATTTCGTTTTCATTTCATACACTTCACTTCGTAATGATGATATTGTTGATATTAATATATATAATAAATATATTATTACAATAAATATTATTAATGTAAATACTTCCATCTTTATTTTTTAAACATATTTTTAACTAAATTTAAATCCACCCATACCACCTATTATTTCAAATATATTATTAATGTAAATACTTCCATCTTTATTTTTTAAACACATTTTTAACTAAATTTAAATCCACCCATTCCACCTATTATTTCAAATATATTATATTGTAAAGCATAAATATCCACATCAAACATTTTTCCTTTTACTTCATCATTTAATTCCAATACAATTGAAGTATTTATTGGAAACTTACCACCTGGATTATAATATCCAGATGGTTGCCATTTTTCTGGACTTAATGCAAATGAATAACAATATATTCCTTCTTTTGGTATATTACTGTGATGTATATAAGGTTGAATTTTATTAAAAAATACTCCATCCTTTTCTTCTACTCTTTCATTCGATCGATTCCATAATATCTTTGCACTCTTTAATATCTCTTTATTCTCGAAATTATATGTTGTCCTTAAATTATAATTATTCATATTATTTTGTTCCCTTAATACCCATATTATCTCCTTTATTGGTGTATTTAAATCTAAACTTATTGATGTTGTTATACTATTCGTCGTTGTATCTTTCTTATACACATTCTCTACCAAAAATACATTATTCCTACGATTTACTGTTATTAACTTCCTTTCCGTTTCATTTAAATATACATATTGTGCTTCTATATATGCATCTAAATCTAATTGCTCTGATCTTACAAAATCGTTTATCGTTATGTTATCTGGATGAAATAAAGGACTTACATATCCTCCTTTTGCTTCACCAATACCATTATCCAAATCTTTATTATACACCTGATATAACTTCTCTACATTTTCAAATTCTATTCTTAATATCACTTCACTTGTTTGAAGAGCACACAATGGTATCGCTAATGCTGGATTCTTTGAAAAATAAAATGGTAAAGGTATCCCTATTCTTTTTGATTTTATTGATGGATTACTCGGATAATATTCATATTCTATCTGATTATTTTTTGTTATTTTTATTTGTTTATTTGATCTTCTTGGATTTAAAGAATTTGCTACATTTTCAGTTATAATATCATATTTATGTTTTTTTTCTGGAGATAATGTTAATTCATTCCATATTACCATCCATTCACCATATAAAGTATTTATAGCTACTCCTTGACTACCTACAAATAATTCCGCTTTTTTTATTAATAAAGTTGCATAATTATCAATCCACCGAAATCTATAATCTTTTTGTGAATTTATTTCTGGTATCCTTACAACTAATGTTAAATTACTTAATAAATCACCGTGCCTTTCTATCTTTTTTATACATATATTTTCAGAATTACCTAACCTTGGAACTGTTGTACTATCAAAATTTAATTTTAAATTATCCAATGCAAACCTTGTATGCCTTTTATATACATATTTAAAATAACTTAACTGAGGTGTTAATGATAAATATTGATCTACTTGTCCTATTGATACTAATTGAATTAATGGAGATACAGGCATTTATTTATTATTTTATTATATCTTTTACACCTTTATAATTATTTATAATCATATGTAGATCTTTATAATATTTTATAATTATTTATAATCATATGTAGATCTTTATAATATTTTATAATTATTTTATAATCATATATAGATCTTTATAATATTTTATAATTATTTTATAATCATATGTAGAACTTTATAATTATTTATAGATCTTTATAATAATTTATAATAATTTATAATATTTTACAATAATTTATAATATTTTACAATAATTTATAATAATTTATAATAATTTACAATAATTTATAGATCTTTATAATCATATATAGATCTTTATAATAATTTATAATCATATGTAGAACTTTATAATTATTTATAGATCTTTATAATATTTTACAATAATTTATAATAATTTACAATAATTTATAATCATATATAGATCTTTACAATAATTTATAATTATTTTATAATCATATGTAGAACTTTATAATTATTTATAGATCTTTATAATAATTTATAATAATTTATAATAATTTACAATAATTTATAATCATATATAGATCTTTACAATAATTTATAATTATTTTATAATCATATGTAGAACTTTATAATTATTTATAGATCTTTATAATAATTTATAATAATTTATAATAATTTATAATAATTTATAATAATTTATAATAATTTATAGATCTTTATAATCATATATAGATCTTTACAATAATTTATAATTATTTTATAATCATATGTAGAACTTTATAATTATTTATAGATCTTTATAATATTTTACAATAATTTATAATAATTTATAATAATTTATAATAATTTATAATAATTTATAGATCTTTATAATCATATATAGATCTTTATAATAATTTATAGATCTTTATAATATTTTACAATAATTTATAATAATTTATAATAATTTATAATAATTTATAATAATTTATAGATCTTTATAATCATTTATAGATCTTTATAATCATATATAGATCTTTATAATATTTTACAATAATTTATAATAATTTATAGATCTTTATAATCATATGTAGAACTTTATAATTTTTAATAAATATAGTTTATTAACAAAAAAATAAATTATTCTTTAAATATATTTAAAGAGATTTAGGATGAGTATGTGCTTTCATTTCTAAAGATGCATTAGTTGCCTCTGGATCTGTATCAAAGGATGATTCTGTTGGTATTAATGCAGTAGATTTATTACAACCTCCTTTAAATAAATTAATAATTTCAGTATCTTCTAAAGCATAATTGAAATATGTTAAATCTGATATTCCTACTTTTGTTGGGTTATCGTTAGCATTAGAACTTAATAAAACATTATTATCACTATCTATTTTATCTGTTCCAATATGTAAATCACTATTATTTGTTTTCATTGCAGTTGATTTATCTGCAAGTTCTCCATCTTTATTTAAATAAGCATAACCATTAAGATATAATTTTACAACTGCTTGATTTGAACTTACGAAAACATCATCTTCTGGTGATGTTTCACTTACTACTACTGTTATCATATTCCATTGGTCTCTCAAATCTTGTCTATTTGCTAAATCTTTTATACCTATTAAATTATTATCACTTGTTACCATATCTCCATCACAATTTTTATCACCAGTATTCGCACCTGAATGAAATACATCCGGATGTTGAATACTATTAAATTCTACAATAATAGCATTTATTTGTTTACTTGCATTAAAATCTAAACGAACTAAAGGATTCTTTACTAAAAACCAACCATTATCACTATTATTTGTATCACATCTAAAATCACTATTATATTTTACTAATTCATTACTTCCTTTATTAAATAATACTAATGTTTTATTGTCAGACACTTCTTTGACAGATTCAGGAAAATATAACCAAAAATTATAACTATAAACAGAACCACCTTTTTGATTTATCGAAGGACTTAAATCAACATAAGTTCCTTTACTTTTATCTCGTGTATTAA